GCAAATTCACGATTAGTATTCTGCGCTGCTGTGCCTGCTCCTGTAACAGCTGCCTGTACGCGGTTTATTTCTCCGCTAACTTGAGCGCTACCGTCGGCCCGAATAGTAATACCTAAGACAACGGGTGCGCTCATGATTTCTTCCTTTTATTTAATTCGTTAACGACAGTTTTGGCAAAGAGCATTAAGCCCATAAAAACCTCTGGGCTGGGTTCTATTTCAGCGTAACGCCAGATGATATGAGCAGCGCTATAATCAAGTCCGATTAAATCGCCCATGCCTGATAGTTGCCAGGCACAGCCATCTAAGACAAAAAAGGCTTCTAAGACGGGCCAATTTTCTTTTAAGACTTCAAAATGTATTTCTTCTAGTTCGTCCATGTCTGGCAGTGCCATACCAAATAGGGCCGCGTCCTCTTCCATGAGTTCGGTGCTTAAATCAAGTCGCGGCTGACAATAATATTCAGCCGCTTCGATTAGTTTTTTCTTTTGAACTGCTTGCCAGCGATAGACTCAAAGAAGCCTTTAACGAGGGCGCTACGAATAAAGGGCACGGATAAGATCAAGTCTTTATTATCGGCGTTAAAGTCCAGATTATTGCCTGTTTCATCGTTAAAAGCGCCGTCATCCCAGCCGATTAAGACATCAATTAAAATGTCGGCATCTTGTTCTGCTTCATTTTTAACGATTTCGTCAATACGGGCTTGTGAGAGCATTTTAAATTTAACGCGTACTTTTTGATCATTAAAGGCTCCGCCGTCCACGGGCTCGCTGATGGTGATCGGCCAGGTGTAACTTTTATCTTTCTTGATGACAAATGCCATGTTAATTCCTAATGTGTGAATAAGTGGTTTGGGTGCGAGTTACCGCACCCTGAATGATTATTTGCAGACAATACGCAATTCGTTATTACCGCCGGTCGATGCAGTTGATAGCATCGGCTGGAAATCCATCGACATATCCAGCATCACCATAGAGTCTTGCTCGGCATATTTTATATTTCCTAGTTGACATTTTGGCGCCCAAATAGAAACCCAATCCCCAGCAGCTGCGCCGTGCCGAAGATAAAACGGCGCAGCGTTGTCACTCTTAATCAGCGCCAGATACGCTTGAATCATTGTCGAGTCAGTTGCCTCGATAGTGACCGACCCCTTCGGCTTCCTATCGGAAACTATGACCGATTCAGCGCCGATTAACATGCGATGCACAACGGCATTGCCAATATCAATGCTTACCTTGCTGATAGCAGGCGCGTTACCGCATAGGTTCAACTGCGAGGTATTGACGCTGTTGACAACGACCGGAGATTCCCACGCTGTAAAATCGCCGACCAGTGATCCGCCATTTAGCTGCGAAATATTGGCCGCAGTATCACCCAATAACCCGGTAAAGCTCCACTTAATCATCGGGAGTTGCTTAACCGTAAGATCAAGGCTGAACGTGCCGCGTGCGCCGTAAACAATATGGTTTTGTTTGTCGATATTAACGATAAAGGTAGATGAAGAATCTCCTATACTGGCAGTCTCGCTACTTAGCGCATAGATAGTCGCCCCGCCTAACGCATAGGTTGTTGACGGATTAGGTGCTGTGGTTAGTGCCGCATTCAGCTGTGCTGTCCGCGTAACTCCGCTATAGAACAGTATTTCACGGGTTTCGACTACCGGTACTGGCGTCCCGTCCGGAACGGCCTTTGGTACTAGCGTTGTGGCGGTCAGTGTCAGTCCAATATAGTAGTCATCCGTAAAGGCGGCATTAGCGGCCAGCTTGAGCATAGTTGTCGTATGGGTTGCTCCGCTTAATACATACTGTGTAGTACCTGTAGTCATTATCGGTATAGTCGCAGTCGATACTGTTGCTACCTTTGTAGACCCTACATAGCCGGTTATTACGCCGGTATAAGGGGTTGCTGTTTCAATGCGTATTGAACAGCCCACATAGTAACCATCATTAGCGTTTGCTGTTGATGCAAGCGTAACCGTACCGCCTATAGCGGTAGTAGTTGCACCTACCGCGCCCGATGAAAGAGTGCTGCCGTTAATCAAGTCGTAAGTAGTCGAGAGCGTTTGTGCCGCAGTAATAGGAACAGATACAGTCGCAGTCTTAGTGAGGGCTGTAAAGCCAATTATTATGCCGCATAACTGCGCACCGACACGAATAGCCCAGCCCTTATAGTAGTCATCCGTAATACTAGGTCCCACATGAATTGTTGCCAGTACAATTGTAGTGGTAGTGGTTGCGGGTGCGACTACTGCCGTTGCCGCACCAACTGTTCCAGATAGCATGCCACCAGTCTGAGTTGCTGCCAAAGCGCCGGATGTGGATCTTGAAAATCCGCAGGATTTAATCAAATTATCCCACTGAGGCAGAGAACTTGTACCCGTACCGCTGGCTAATTCCGTGTCAAAACTCAGCGTTACAAAATTCTCTGCCCGGGAGGTGCCTGCCGAGCCAAAATAAGGCCGGATCAGATTCCGCTCAACCACTGATCCTTCCAGTGGTGAAATGGTCAGGTTGCTGCATAGAACGGCATCCGCTGCGCTCATTACTGAGGCTACCGATGTGCCGGCTGCCGTTTCAATTTTTGATAAAATAATCCGTTTTTTATTAGACAGTGCCATTAGTAGCTCCTTTTTTTACGGTGATTGGGGTAGGGTCTTCAACCGGCGCTGGCTTGGGTGCTGCTACAGCAGCTAAAGCCGCTATAGCGGTAGCTCTTTCGGCTTCCCGCGCTTCATATTCTTCTTTCGGCACACGTTCACCGGCTACATGATCGAGGACGTAATCCCCGGATAAGCCTATATATTGATCTTGCATATTAAAGTGCCCTTATAAATTGATGAGTGTTAAAAGTGTCTTTCCAGATAAAAAAGCCATTAGCAAAAGATACTAAGGCGCCACCGCTGTACGCTAATACATCAGCGCCGGCTTCTGGACTCCAGCCCAACAAGGCCGACTGGATCCTGGCTTGTAGGGTATAACTCGCATCGGCAGCATCAGCGCCGCGTGCATCTTTGACATTGCGCACGACAAGCAGCACGGCAAACGACAGCGTAAGCTGCTGCATGGTCGTGCCTATCATGTGGTTTTCAGCGGCGGTGATACGCTCTTGAAAAATATAACAGCCCATATCGGTTAAGCGCCCCGACATGATGTTAGCCATATCTGCTGCGCCCGCCACCTCTTTTAACTCGGGGACTTGGGCACGAATACGGGCTTCGAGCAGTGGGCGTAAATTAATAGTCATTTATGCCGAATGCCGGTGTGGCAGTATTTAAAATAATGGTGTCATTCACTACGCTTGAAATACCGGTTATGCCAACACTTAGGGCAATACGACCTGTACCCACTTGCTCTAGGTATTTAATTGCATTGTCGTAACGGTCTTTAACGGCATTGGGTACGGCATCTTTAAACAAATAATAACGGGCAATGTCACAAGCTATTAGCTCAAAATTAGCCGGAATAGTGGCTAATGGCAGCAGATAGGTGGTTAAGTAGCTGTTAATCTTGGCATCGGCATTGCTTAGGGCTTTTGCCAAGATCGTTACATTGATAACGCCTAGATTGTCGCGGTCGGTGAGTTGGATTAATTCATCCTCACCGACTTCGGCTATCATGTTAGCTTGTGTGCAATAGCTCATTACTGAGTTTAGGCAACTGCTGTAGTAATTAAATAACCTGCTAAGGATGAGGCAATAACTGGGCGTACTGCATCGGCTACGTCATACAACCATGAGCGGGTAGTGTGATCGTAGTAAGACTGAGCGACGAATGGATAGCCAGCTAATTGATAAGTGTAGCCAAAAGTTGGACGGCCTAGATCAGCAATACCGCTTTGCTCTGTGTAGCAAACAATAACGTTCTTGCCCCAGACATCAGAGAATACACCGGCATCCGTTGCGGAAATAGCATCACCTACTAAGACTTTGCTAACACCAAAGAGCATGGCTAATAGCTCAGGGGTTGGTACATCGCGGCCTGTATATTTAATACGGTCGACAATCTTGGGATGCTGTCTTAAAGCTTTATAAACAGCCGGGCCCATAATCACAGTATTAGGGCGCTTGCCTGTTGATGAGCGAATAGCTTCTTTTGCCGTTTCGATGTCACTGACAGGATCTGATACCCCTGAAAAATCTGACCAGCGTGCTGTTGTTGTTAAACCTATAGTATTAGTATAGTTGCCTGAATTTGTTGCTAAAGTTGCTTGCTCAACTTCAAGACGCAATCTTAAGATGTCCTGTACAGTGCGCACTGCTGCGCTAGCAAGACTAATACCTGGCACGGCTTGAGCTTCTTCTTGTAATTCGACAGGCACTACAGCAGATAAGGCGTGATCTGTAATCCCATAAGATAATGAACTGTAAGCGCTAGTAATGCGTTTTACAGCACTGCCTGGCGCTCTGGCTGTGTCATAAGCCATGAAGGATTCCTTGCCAAACTGGATTATTTTGCCAGCACGTTGGCCGACTGCCACCATAGGAAAAATATTTGAACCCACTAGCTCAGAGTTTTGATAACCCTGCGCTACCGTCGATAAGATTGGATCAATGACGCGAGCGCCTGAAGTTGATAATTGTGTCATCTGAGTGAGTCCTTAAGCGGCTACGGGGGTTAGTAAAATTTCAATAAATTGACCTGATGCACCAGCAGATTGCAGGGCAAGACCTACTCTAGCGCCAGATGTTGCCCAGGTAATGACACGACCTGAGGCATCAACTTTTAAAGTTGCGCCGGCGGTAATGGCTGCGCCCGCCTCAACAATGACGGTACCGACTACGTCGACAGTTACTTTATCGCCAGAGACTGCATTTTGACGGACAACGCCTAAAACATAAGCGTCAGCAGCAGGTACCGCACCCGCGAAAGTGATAAAGCGCTCAGCAAATAGGGCCGCTGTGGCGATAATCGTTAAGGGTAAAAGTGGAAAGGCTTGTTTACTCATGGGTTAAGCTCCTACCGCTAAGGCGGCTGTCTGATAATCGATATTATTAAGCTGGGCATGTGCCAGAATTTTCGCGTGTAAGGCTTCTTGATCGCTGTCTACGCTGTAGCCATGAACGGGACGGTATGACGGGGTGGCGTTGTCTTCCGGAGCAAGTCCCTTAGTTTGGGTCCCTGTCAAGGCGGCGATAGGCTGAGCAGATTCAAGAAAGGCCGCTAAGGACTCAAGGTGTGATTCACCCAAAGCTAGCGCCCAGTCTTTTTGTGCTGGCGATAAACGGCCATCGGCTAAAGCTGGGTTAATGAGTTTGCTAATATTTTCAGCTTTTACCAGCGCTGATAAGTCGGCTAGTTCTGTTTGCAGAGCAGCGACGACAGCCGCAGGCACAAAGTGCTCTGGATCTTGTAACTGTGCTGATAAGTCTGCCTGAGCTGTTTGAGACTGTGCAAGTTGTACTGATAAGCTTTCGCTTGTCGTTTCAGTAGCATCGTCGGCAATATCTTTTTCGATAAGACTTTTAAGCTTATCTATTTCAGCAAGAATATCGGCATCAGTCGCCAAGGTGGGTAAGTTGAGCAAGTAGCGTAGTCGTTCTATCAGTTCATCGATATCCATAGATAAAGCCTGTGTAGGTTGTAAAATAAAATGGGCGGCGGCTAGGTCGTTTAATCCATCTAAAGCTGGATAATTTACTAAGGCCGCCATTAATAAGCCGGTGACTTCACCCGTTGTCGGGTTATAGCGAAGCACAGGGGATATGTAGCGGTATTCTTTGGCTTCTATTGCAGCAGCTGCTGCGGCTGTCCATTCGACATCTACGGCGTAGAGTCCATCATCAGGTCGCCAAGCGAGTTCAGCAAACCAACCAGCAGCGGGGGCTTGTTGGCCGTTGCTTTTGCTGTGTAGGGTTTGGTGGTCGTAGTCGATTAGGTATTTATCGGCTTGATCGGTTGAGGCGCTTAATAAAGCGCTGGCACTGGCATCATTCATTACCCAACTAGGCAAACCTTGGGGCCTGCCGTCTTTGGCTCTGAATTTGCCAGCGGGTAACAGTTTTATTTCAGTGGGCACAGTGCCGCCCAACTCAATAAGCTGCGCGGATAGGGCGATAATAGAGGGCTGTTTTTTTATCATGCCAGCATCTTACTGATTAAAAGTGCCCTTTATAAGTCAAAAAAGGGCACTTTTAAGTAAATTTTAGGCACAAAAAAACCGCAGTTAAGCGGCTGGTATTTGAGTAACCATTAAGGTTAGTTGGTTGACTCTAAATGATTACGGATGATATCGACAATATCTTGCTGCCATAGCGCTGGGAAACCTTGATCGGTATTAGGCAGGAATGGCCGTGCTGGGACATCGCCCCAAGGCACATGCGGGGCGTATTCGCTTTGGTTAGCGCCGAATTGGTGGGTGGGGGCATAAATGGTGTTAGTGCCTACCGTTACTTCATGTTGTGAGGCATTGCTAGTGATCGACGCTTTTAACCTGCCGGTATCATTCAGCGGCTTGTTGCTGCCATTCCGGCGCTTGGCAATGGTAACGGGTGATAGATCAGCCCACGGATTGCCATAAGGGTCTTGAGCATCACGAAAAGTTAAGTCAACCCAACTGGCCACGCTCTCGCCAATGTCACGCATAGCCGGTTGCATGTTGGTGATGCGCTGACTGAGTTGGTTGAGGGCGTGAGTTACTTGGGATGAGTCAAGGGTTATGGTGGTCATTGAGTAGCCTGCTAATGGTTGTTTTAATCATTTGTGCTATACTAAAAATTAAGTTTTTTGGAGGTTCGCCATGAGTGCTGTTGTTAAAGAAAAGTCTATTGAGACAATTTATAATCATAATGTTACTGAGACTGAAATATTGCAATTAACTAACGGTTATCCGGAATCTAAAGAAGAATATTTTTATGCTCTTGGACAAGATAGCGCTTATGCTGATTTATACCGGCTTTATGTTATTAGGCATGAAGTTGATAAAGCATCTTTTTACCTTGAACAAATACAAGATTCTGGATTCAAAAATCAATTTAAGACGCGCCCTTGTTGCGCGGTGCATTCCTAATTTGAACATCTATTTTCGCTTTAAAATCAGATGGCAATTTGCTTTCGGCTTGATTTAGCAAATACCCCGCTTTATTGATTGATATAGATAGCCTTTCTGATACAAGTTCTTTTAATTGGTTATCCGTATCCCCATTTTTTACAATATCTGGAATTTCTAAGGGATTAATTCCAGATAGGTTAAATAGATACAGCAAATTACTGGTTACATT